TATTCGAGTTGATCGCTCGGCACTCAGATGTGCCAACGTTGCGAGAACATTTTCTCGCGATGAATAAAAATGAGTAATAAACATGCCAATGAGACCGCCGAGACATAACAGCGAGAATAACATTATTCGTGAAATCAAACGGAATAATGAGAAATCAAAACGTTATGGCTCGGATTGGCGTAAGCTGCGGCATGCTTTCTTACAGAAATATCCGTTGTGTGACATATGTAAGAAAAATGACCTGATCGTTGCAGCGAATGTAGTTCATCATATTGTTGATGTCGTCAATGATCCTAGTCGCAGACTGGATTGGGATAATCTGCAATCACTCTGCAAGCAATGCCACGATAAAATAACAGCAAAAAGCACTCACGAGAAAAGAGGAATATAATGACTGATTGTAAAAATGACTGATGATGAAAGACGTGAACGAGTAAACTTTCTTGTGGAACTTAATCACAAGGATGTGCTTCAAGCGATGTTAGATATTAGGAAATATAGTGCTCTATGTAGAGAGTGGGACGGCGAAGACGATCAACCATTCCCAAAAGAAATAACAGATCAGTTCCCTAAAGGAGCCACGATTATAATAGATCGTTACTTTGGATATAATGACTTCTCACGATCGGGTTCGCGAGTATTATTTTATAGTAATTTTGACAGAGATGCCATGTGGTTGCACGGGTTAATTGCGAGACATTCTCACATCGACATACTTAGAGAACTCGTCGATCCTAGGCATTCCTAACATGCATAGGTGGTATGCGCCTGCCATTTGCTCAACCCTGAGTTGCAAATACCGCATGGTGACGAATTTCACCTGTCTCCACTATCAAAGTCCGTAAATATTGGATTATGGCATACCAAAGAGTAAAACGATCTTCGGAGGAAACGAAGGAACTTGCAGGCGCTTTTGTTAAGCATCCAGAACGCCGCAAGAAACGCGCGCCCAAAACGCAGCAGATGCTAGGTGAGCCGCCTGACTGGTTCAATGACGCAGAGAGACTCGTATGGGCAGAGATACAAGTAAACTATCCGCCCGAAGTGCTCGTGCGCAGTGACAGACATTCAACGGAAATGTATTGTCAGTTATTCGCAAAGTTTCGCGCAGACGATTACACGTCTGCCGATCTGGCGCAGATGGTAAAGCTGATCCAGATGTTTGGCGGTACACCCGCTGACCGCGTTCGCCTTGCTGGTTTGGCAACCGAGACTAAGCCCGAGGATAACCCCTACTCGGAGTTTACAAATCAATAAAAATGGGCTGCACTATTTCTAATGCAGCCCATCAACGAGACTCTTCGTTAATACTTAGTTGCGTAATCTACGCCGCAATATCGCAAGGCTCGCAAGCTGCTGATCACGAACCCGCTTGAACTCATCAATGTCAATCTCGATGTGATGTTGTGGGCGCGAGGGTTCAGAAAGCGTGTAGCGCATTTGTAAATCCCTTGTTCAATGTGTCCGTATCGGACAAAGAGATTATGCGCCACCAAAGCTAACAAGCGGTTATCATCAAAATATGATAATCAAACGTCTCGCGAGAAATCTTGCCCATCTCGAACGCCAGCAGCAGCAGGTTCAGGGCGATGATCACTTGCTTATCCATGGCATTTACTCCCTTACTGATTGATAGCGTACACAAAGGCGAGCACGCCCGCGATCGTGGCAGTTCCCCACATGAAACCAAAATTCTTGTAGATCGTGAAGACCGACACGACGGCAACGCGCAGCAACGCACCAGCGATCATCAAGCCGCCGAATACCAGCGCGAAAGCAAGGCGGATCAGGAGAAAAGCGAACACGATCCACAGGGGCGCAGTGACTACGAGTATCATGATATTAACCTTTCAGTAATGATGAACGCAGCACATGACGAGATTGGCAATGACTGCCAAGCCGCCAAGAGCAATGATGTAGCCATAAGCCATACGTCCGAGTGCTCGCAACATGATATGTCTCCTTCTGTGAGACAGACATTACACCAGACCCATTACCAAAGGATTAACAGCAAGCCATAAATACAAGAATATTGTATTGGCAGCACCATGAGCGGTAATCTCACATTTCCTTATCAAACGATTAGCGGTGGTTGGCAAATAACCGTAATCCCACTGTCGTCCGAAATGATCATCGGTGCGCAGACTCCCATCCCGTTATTGCCTGCTCCCGGTGCAGGATATCAATACGTTGTGCATTATGTTTTTTATAATAGTAACTTTGGCACAACGAACTATTCGACTGGCGGATCGGCATTTCAAGTCTGGTATGGTACATCGATTTCGCTCGATATCGGTGATGCATACTTGTTTGCTCAAGGATATTCTGGCTCACAGCAATCGTTACCTTATTCTGCTTACGAGTTTTCACCACTTAACACGTCAATCTGCGAGAACTGTCCGTTGTTTCTTTGGGCACCCAACGGCTCATATACTGGCGGCGATGGTACAGGCAGTGTCACATTGTTTTATTCAACATTACAACTTGTATGATCAATACAAATAATATGAATAATAATGCCATTACAAAAGAAAACAAAGTATCGCAGTAAGTTCGAAGAAGCGTTTGCAAAGAACCTGCCCGATACATTTGAATATGAAACTCACAAGTTTCCATATACATTACCTACAAAATATTACATTCCCGATTTTGTCGATAAGCAAAACAAAATAATAATAGAGACAAAAGGTTTCTTGCGTGATTATCATGAACGCGAGAAAATGATTGCAGTGAAACGACAGCATTGGGACTGGACGATTGCAATCAAGTTTCAATATCCAGATAGAAGAATACCCAAGCTCAAAATGACCCATCGCGAATGGGCAACAAAATATGGTTTCATAGTGTTATGAAAGCAAAATCAGATCATGCAAAACAAGCCCATCAATACGCACTTGATGTTGTCAAAGGAAATATACTCGTTGCTGAATGGGTGAAACTTGCTTGCGAACGACACTTCAAAGATTTGCGTCATTCGAAGAATGCAGATTTCAAATATTATTATAATGAAGATACAGGCGCAAGAGTGTGTCGCTTTATTGAATGTTGGAAAATATTCGAGGGACCAAAGGCGGGCGAGAATATCAAACTCATGCCTTGGCAATGTTTTATCGTATGTTCGATATTTGGTTGGCTATGTAAAGATGGCGAACGTAAGGATAAAAGACGTTACAGACGTGCGTATATTGAGCTACCGCGCGGCAATGGGAAAAGTGCCCTAGCATCTGCATTATCACTTTATATGACATTAGCAGATGGCGAAGGCGGCGCACAGACCCTTGCAGCAAGTACTTCAAAGGACGTGGCTAAGATCGTGTTCTTTGCCGCTCAACAAATGGCGAAATCAAATCCAGAATTTTTGAAACATCTAGGAGCAGAGATACGAGCACATGTAATCTTTCAACAGAAATCTGCCTCAAGGTTCATGGCGATCTCTGCCGATAGTAAGACGAGTGACGGTAAGAACGTGCATATGGTGACGATTGACGAGTTGCATTTGCACAAGGATCGCCGCCTATACGACTCACTTGAAACTGGTATGGGCAAGCGCAACAACTCACTTATGTTGTCAATCACGACTGCTGGCGTTGATACGAGTGGCGTATGCTTCGAAGTGAGAAACTATCTGACTAAGATACTACATGGTCTCATTGAGGACGAAACTACTTTTGGCATCATCTATACGATACCAGAAGGCGGTGATTGGCGCGATCCGCAGATGTGGGCAGCGGCAAATCCCGGTTTAGGCGTCATGGTAATGCCCGAAATCATTGAACAGCTATGCAAGAAGGCGCAACAAACTCCTGCCGCACAAAGTAACTTTCGCACGAAACATCTAAGCGAATGGCAATCGGCAGGTGCCGCGTGGCTCGATATGGCAAAACTCAAAGCCTGTATCGACAACAATATGAAAATAAGTGATTTCAGAAACGATGAGTTGTTCATCGGTCTCGATCTTGCAAGCCGTGTCGATATCGCCGCCAAGTTGTATCTATTCGTGAGAGACAGGCACTATTATGCTTTCACTCAATGCTATCTCAATGAAGCCGCAGTCATTTCGGGCAAAAACTCGCAATATAGAGGTTGGGAGATTGAAGGATTGCTTACCATTACTGCGGGCGACGTAACAGATTTTGATGTCATTGAGCGTGATCTCAAGAAAGACGCGAGAGACTATAATCTCGTAGAGATTGCATATGATCCATATCAAGCCACAGACTTGGCACAACGGTTACAGAAGGAACGTATACCCGTCATTGAAGTCGGTCAGAACGTCAAGAACCTTTCGCCTGCGATGAAGTTCATTGAGGCACTGATCTATGACCGTCGTTTACATTACAACTGTCCGATACTTACATGGATGTTTTCAAATGTAGTCGTAAAGGAAGATAAGAATCAAAATATTTTCCCCTATAAGTTGCGCCCTGAAGATAAGATCGACTTGTGTTCCGCTTTGTTCAGCGCAATCTGTCGTGCAATGCTCAAGGAAGATACTACAAGCATATACGAAAGTCAGGAACTATTCACACTAGGTCGCGTTGATAACAACAACAATAACAAAGAAGACGATATTGTTGACGAATCAACAAAATATGATGAGTTCGAAGTTGTCGATAAAAAGAAACAGAACTTCGATCCAGAGTGGTTGAAACACGGTTGGAGATAACGAAC